CAACATTCTTAGGGTCTTTCATTTCAGCGTAATATCCCTCTAAAAATTCTTCACCGTATAAGTTATCAATATCTTTATAGTTCTGGTTGTTGAATCCAGTTTCTCTTTGATTATCTTCTACTTCTTTAGATAATTTAGTGTTAACAGATTTAGTATCATAAGCACCTGATGCTTTAGGGGCTCTAACTGGGGTTTCTTGTTCTGAGGCTTCGTTTACAAATGAGTTAAAAGCTTTAAATGGATCAAATGGACGACGACTTATAACACCTCCTCCTACAATCATTTCACTAATGATTCCTTTTTGTTTTAGGATAGTTGTAGCTTCACCATATGAGGCAAAGTTAGTAATATATTCAGGAAATAATCTACGAGCAGATTTTAAGAACATATCTTTATGTCCTTTACCTTCCTGTATTAGTGTGTATTGTTCTTGTAGGGTTTTCATTTGTCTCCTGTTAATAGTTCTTCAATATCATTTAAGTAACTTAAAATCAAGTCTGTTGGTTTAACAACAGCATATGATTCTGGTTTTTCATTATAATATGCTATAGTTTCGTCTTTAGCGTTATCTATAGCTGGGTATAAATTATTTAAGCGTTGAGTAATTTTATCAAAAGCAGCAATACGTTCCTCTTGGAATTGTTTTCTTCCTGGGTCTATTTCATTTACTGGTTTTGGTTTTAATTTATATTTGTACATGTTTATAAATATTATTTACCCCATAAATATTTAGTGTCTACTGCCTTGGATTGGGCAGCTAATTTCTTACTATTAACCGGTTTAAAACCAAAATTTTTAGTATAATAATTGTCTTTTACACCTGTGGCACCTGCTTTAGGTCCTTTACCTAATGAAGCACCTGGGTTGCCTTCACCTAATTTTTTCATTTTAGGAGCTAATTTATAGGCATACTTAGCTCCATATTGAGGACCTTGACCTACTTGGAATCCAGCAGCTCCAGCCCCACCACCTGTACCAGTCATTTCAAATAAGCCTTTAATAGTGCTATATTCAACTGGGTAGTTTTTTCTTAGGTGGGTTCTAATTTTATTTCTTAATTCTCTATATTCTTTAATATAGGCTAAAAATTCAGAGTCTTTTCTAATTTCTTCAGTTGTAGATATACCATTTAAAGTTTCTAAAGCTCTGTTTAGATCTTTTATTAGCATTTCAAAATCAGGAACATAAACTACATCAGACTCAAATTCTCCTTCTCCACCAGGAGTAGGTACAAGTTTAAATTTTTTACCACGAATTACTTCCTGGATTTTATTTGTTAGATTGTCCATTGGCTATTTTGAGTTCTTCTACTAATTCACAATATTGGAGTAGGTCAACTATGTTCTCGTTTTTGATTGGTTGTGTTTTTTCAACCTCAACGATAAGAGGTAAAACCTCAATTAGTTTAATTTGAACAGCCTTGTCTGTTATAGTTTTACTAATGTTAGCTAATTCTTCTTTAAGTTGTTGGATTCTATTGTTATAGAATGTTCTTAACTTAGGAGTTGAGTCAACTGAAGTGATAAATTCTTTAAGTACTTCTTTTTGTGACTCATATAAGCCTGAATACTTACCATTAAATTTCTCTAGTAAGATTTTATAAGTAAGAAGTCTTATGTCTTTATCATATGTTTGAAATTCTTGTAGGACTTCATCTTTTACTTTTTCCTCCTTAACTACTGGAGTGGATAGGTGTTCTAGAAGAGTAAACTTATTATCAATTAATTGAGTTGGGTTAACTGTATCAGTTGTATGTACAGCCTCAATTAAAGTATATAAAGCAGCAAATGGCTTATAACTAACTAATTTAGTTTTAAAAAATTCATCTAGATCATAATGTTCCTTAATCTCATTGATTAGGTTATATTTTTGTCTACGTAAAGATGATCTATTAAGTTTTTTAGATGACTCTAAAATAGTTTGTATTAAAATATTAGCTTTGGCTTCAGTAATTTTATTAGTTTTACTTAAAGTCTCATATAATTTTAATTCTTTACCTAATTCACTTTTTACAAAGTATTTTTTGATAATATTTAATGCAGGAGATTGTCCTCCATTAAGTGTATCTGCTGTTATTTGTCTAACAAGCAGTTCAAAGAGAATACCAGTATTTTTATATTTCGAATGTTTAATATTCATTCTATCTAGGATTTATTATAAATATATAAAGATATTTACTCAGTCAGATTAGACTCATCTAATAATGATTCTGCTGACTTATTTTTAGCGTAAACTATCTCTTTACTTAAGGATTCTAGTAAAGCTTTATTTTTATTTTTTTTATTTTCTAAAGCTAAAGGTGAGCCCCCCTTGTAATTAGGTGTACCATATTTTTCTTGGTCATCTACTTTATTATCTTGACGTCCAAGTCTATCTCTACCTAAAACATTTTGTTGAGTATTGATATTAGATGCTTTTTCTTTAGGTCTACCTAACTCTTTATCTTCATCATATCCATCAGGTACTTCACCATTTTCATATCTTCCTCTACCATATAGAGAGGCTAAGTCATGTGGTGTACCATATGAACGACCTGTTTCAACTGGGTCATTACCTTCTTCTGTAATTTGTTGAATCCTAAAGTTACGTTTAGCATCCTCAATTGCTAGGTCTCTATACTCATCATACTGATCTGAACTGAATTGGAAGATATTATCATAAATCCAATCTGAAGGAATAATTTTAGTGTCTAGCATATCTTTAGCTAGAGCTACTTTTTCCTTTAGAAGATTAATTTTTTCTTGTTCAGCAATAATTGAAGGAGTAGTTAGATTAAGTTCAAAGTTTGTTAAACTTTCTCCATCAAATCCTTGAGTGTAAAGGTGTACTAAAGCAATTTTATATAACTCAGATAATAAGATTCTTTGAATACGATCAATTGTACGAGCAAATCTAATATCTTCAGCTGCTAATGTTGCTTTACCTGTTAAGTCTTTTTCATAACCCATAAAGGCTTTAGGTACTTTAAGGGCAGCAAATAACTTATCTCTTAGGTAAGTTACGTCTTGGATACCATCGTAATCTAGACCTTTTGTAGTTTCAATCTTAGTAGCGGCATCATTTCCTCTTACCGGGATATAGAAATCCTCTAGTAAGTTTTGCATGTTATATTTTTGGTTATATTCACCTGTTTTTTCATCCATTAACGGAGTACGTTTCATGGTGCCTATAGTTTTTTGCATAAACTGCTCAACTTCAGCAGGCGGAATATTACCTACATTAACATAAAAAATACGTTTTTCTGGAGCGCGGGCAATTCTATGGATAAGCATTGCATCCTCCATTAACACATATTGTTTAAATAAACGACGTGCTGGTTCTAGATATGAACGACCATAAGGAAGATAGTTTACATCTGTTAATAAACGGAAGTGAGCTATCTCATAATTATCAAATACTATTTGATTTTCTAAAGGTTTAGTATTTGGTGTAGCATAGTAACCTGAACCACCAGTATAATATCCGTCAGGTGAATATAAGAATTGAACTTTGGCTGGGTTGGCCATGTCAAAGTTTTCACGTCTTTGAATGTGGTATGCGGTATAAGGGATTACATTATAAACACCAAATTTTTCAGCAATTTCTAGTTTTAAAAAGAAATCACCATACTTACACATTTGACGAGTCCAAGACCAAAGGTTGAACTCAATGTTAAGTACGTCATAGAATAAGTTATAAAGAATTTTTTGGATATCATCATCACTACTTCTAATTTGAAGTATTTCTCCCATATCATTCTTTAGAGTACATTCATCAGCTATAATATCAAGAGCAGAAGCTACAATTGCATCTGTATCCATTGTATCATAATCACTATATAAATAAGTTCTTAGATACTGATATTGCATATTAAACTGCTGACCTAAAAGAGAGGTAGCAGCTGGGTTGGTATAGATTTTTTGGAATCTATCAACTAATGAATTAGTTTGAAATTCACCACTAGTTTGAATTTTATCAGTGTCAACTACTTTAAGTTGACTGCCTCCTTCATTTCTGATGACTACATCAGTTGAAAAGAGTCTTTTTAATCTTGAAAAAATACTAGTATCAGCCATTGCTTAGTTTATTATCATAAATATTAAAGGAGCCAACGTAGATCCTCTTTTTGTTTTCCCATTTCTTGAATGTATGGGTTTTGAATTGAATTACCACTAAATACACCAGCTGTAGTATTTTTAGCCATGTTATTAAGAGCCGCTCTAGTCATGTCTAGACCTTGTTGTTGGAATTTAAGTGAGGTATCTCTTAAGAACATCCCAATACCAAATGACATTACTAAGTCATCATTATAACCGGATTGTGCTTCTGGTCTACCGTTTTTCCAAACAAATACTTTCATTTCTTCTAATAAACGTTTAGAGTTGATAGTGACACTTCTATCACCAACATATTCTCTAAATTTATTTACTACAAGTGGTCTTGTTTTCATTGACATGGTAAAACCTGGAGTTAAATTATTGCTGAATTCATATCTATTAAAATACGACTCAGCTGTTAATTGATCACTCTTAGGTGACAAATAGAAGTTCTGATAGCCTCTTTCTTGTATAGTCTCAATAGTAGCCCAACCAATAGAAGCATTTTCTACTACTAATAAAGCATTATTATATTCTGAAGCTAAACCAACAAGGAAATGTCCAAATTCTTTAGGGCTTAATTGTCCTTTATATTCAGCTACTTGTGTATTAGTAGCTATATCCATGACGTGAGCTGCTGAGAAGTCTTTACCATCACCTCTAGCTACGTCAGCCACTACCATATAATCTCTAGAGTAATCAGCTGGTTCCCAAACCCATAAGTTTTTATCAGCACCTCGTCTTTCTAGAGGTTCTTTAATAGTGGTTTGAGAGATAAATTCTAACCATTCAGAATAGAAAACAGTATCACCTGAGGTACTAAAGTCGCAGTCACATTCTTGTGCTGCTGCTCTAGGGTCACCTAGTAATTCATCTTGTTTTTTTCTCCATTCCTCATCCCTCTCCGGGTGGACATACCATGGTAATTTGATAGGTAAGAAGTCGTTCTCTGCTGCTTCCGCCCTCACCCATGTCTGGTGAAACCAGTTTCCAGTTCCATACGGTGTTGAAAGTACTATTGCTCCACCACCTGTGGCAAGTGTTTGTTGTGCTGATGCCCATGTTTCTGCTACGTTATCGATAAAGGCAGCTTCGTCAATTACCAGCAAAGATACTGCTTCTGAACGTGCTGCGTCACTATTTGATGATTTGGCTTTAATTTGTGATCCATTTGCTAGTCTTAAACTCAAACGGTTGTTTTCTATCTCTTTTACTTTAAGCCAGGAAGGTAAGTTATCATACATGAAACGAACCTTGGTAACCATGTTCTTGGCTGTCTCCTGAGTAGTTGCGAGACACAATACGTTTTTATCTTTATGGAAAGTCATTAACCATAAAGAATAACTAGCTGCTAGAGTTGAAATACCTAACTGGCGAGATTTTAAAACAATAGAGTAAGGATTATCTCTCCATAAATGGAGTACTTTTTCCTGGAATGGGAATAGATTAAAAGTGATCCTACCGCGTTGTGGGTGTTGGATGTAACAGTATTTACGCATAAAGTGTCCTGGGTCTTGGGCACATTTTATGTATTCCTGTTGGATTATTTTTCTTAAATCTTGATCACTCATAATATTATAACTGGAGCACTGTGAATAAAAGGACAGTACCACTGCCGAATCCTAGTAATGCACCATTCCAAAACTTAGCTCTTTTTGATTGTTTTAGAGCTTTTATTTCACTGTCTCTTAATTTAATTATTTCACCTAAATTAGTTATCTCAATATCTTTATTAGATATAAGATTATTTAAATTTAGAATTTCTTCTTGATGTAATTTTACTTTAGTTTCAGTAGCAAATAATTTTTCTTGACTATATTGAAGTTCAAGTTTACAATCATTATACTTGGTAATAGCACTTATAACTGTAGAACGAGGTACTGTAATTAAATCAGTTGAAGAGTTCTGTGAAAGCGCTGGAAAGCTCAGCGTCAGACATAGCATTAAGCTTAGCAGTGTTTTGTGCATTTTGTTTTTTTAATTTAACCAATTCAGCTTCTTTCTTAGCAATATCTTTATCAATCTCAGCTATTCTATTTTTAATACGAGTATTTAGAGCTAAAATAGAATCATTAGATGTATGTAATTTATTTATTTGTTGTTCATATTTTACTTCTTGTTCTTTAAGCATTTTGTAATATTCTTTTTTATAAGAATTACTTAAGAATAAGTATTGAAATATTATAAGCCCTAATAATAAAATTATTACTACTATCTGAGGATTTCTTCTAATCCAATCTAGTTTGATAATTTTATCTTTTTTTAGAAACAATTTTATCACGAGTAGCAATTAATTGTTTTCTCAAATCACTCTTAGTTCTAATATCATCCATAAAGGCTGCTTCTTCTTCTGAGTAGTTTTTAGTATTACCTTTAGCGGCAATTTCTTTTGCTTTAGGTAGTTTAGTTTCTAACTCACTACTAATAGCTTTTAATTGAGCTTCCACAGCGTCTAGGTCTGTAGTATTGATAGTGCTTATAGGTTGGACTGAACGAGCGGCTTTAACAGCTCTTTTAATAAGTGATTTACTAGGATCTTTACCTACTACTTTAACATCACCACTCATAGTATAAGCTAAAGCATCACTTGATTTAGTTGACCCTTTTGGACGACCTATTGGACGACCTATTGCTCCTTTTTCTTTTGGTTCTTTAGGTTCTCCAGGTTCAACTGGTTCAGATTTTTTAAGTCTAGCTGAGCTAATAAATGGGGCTAAGTCACCGTCTAAAACTTTTCTAGAATCTTGGTTGTTAAAGGTAGCTACACTTTTTATACCTAGTGAATTAGCTAGTTTCTCAAAGTTTACTTTTTCTTCATCTTTAAGTATTCTTAAAGCAAGTTGTAAATTCTTTTGTCCTGGATTATCTTTGATGGCTTTATCAATAGCAGCTTTTGCTTCTTCTTTATCTACATCATCTTTAATTTTGTAGAAGGCTGCAAATTCATTGAGTGAGGCTTCATTAGTAGGGACAACTACTTTTGTTCCTGGTTTAGCTGTTTTTAAGGCTTGAAGAGCACCTCTTTTAACATCACTTGATATTTTTGAGTCTCCTTTAATTCTATCTTCTTCACCTTGGGTTGTTGAAGCTATATATTCTGTTGCGCTAGCTTCTGTAAGCTCACTTACAATCATCTCACGGATAGAGCGCTTTAATTCAGATAATTTCATCTCTAATAAATTATGGTTTTCTTATAAATATTATAGAGAAAGTACCTCTTTTAATTGTTTGATACGTTTTTCAGTAGTTCCTGATATAATATGGAAGTTTTTAATACGGTGGTTGTTAGATTTGATAGTAT